AAATTAGAAGACCAAGCTTACATGAAGCGTTGGCTCAATGACCCTGATAATCGTGCATTTCGCACAAGACCTGGAGAAGTTTAATGGATAGTAAGACCATTGGGATATTAGTCCCAACACGGGACTTTGTTAATTCTGGATTTGCTTTTGATTTGGCGAGGCTAGTTGGATTTACTGTAGGCACAACAAATCACAAAGTAGTGATCTACACTAGTTCTGGCACTTTGTTGTCAGCACAACGTCAGGATTTGGCTAGGGATGCTATTGAGGCTGAGTGTACCCATACCCTGTGGCTAGATAGCGATATGCGCTTCCCAAAGGATTCTATTATCCGATTACTGGCACACGATACGGGTATTGTTTGTGGAAACTATGCCAAGCGTAGATTTCCTACTGAGCCGATTGCGGTGAAAAAAAATACCCCAGATATGGATGCAACTTTTATCAATCGGGTATATACTGAGGACGATTCAACAGGACTTGTTGAAGTAGACTACTGCGGAATGGGTGTAATGCTTGTTAAATCCGAAGTCTACAAATCTATGGAATATCCTTGGTTTGCTATCCCTTGGGTTCCCGCTGCGGAAGACTATATTGGTGAAGATGTATGGTTTTGCCGTAGAGCCGCTCAGAATGGGCATAAAACTTATGTTGACCAGGATCTTTCAAAGCAGATCCATCATATTGGCACATTTGAATACAAACATGAACACACACTAATGTGTAGGGATGTAGAAAATGGCACTTAATACTTTTGCAGGGCTTAAAGCAACAATAGCGGATTATCTCAATCGGGATGACCTGACGGCTATTATTCCTAGCTTTATCACTATTGCAGAAGCTAAATTTAACCGCAAGTTGCGTGTTAGACAAATGGTTACTAGGGCTGAAGGTCAGATTGAAACTTCATTCTTTGCCTACCCTGCTGATTGGCTAGAGGCCAAAGAGTTTCAATTAAATACAAATCCCATCACAAGGCTTAAGTTTGTAACTGAGGCTCAAGGTGATGAGTTAAAAGCTACTAGATATACTACTGTTGGAACACCAGTTTATTACACAATTACTGGCTCTCAGTTAGAATTTATTCCTACTCCAGATACAACATATAGCGCAGAACTTACATATTATGCTAAGATTCCTGCGTTGAGTGATTCAAACACAAGCAACTGGCTTTTAGCTTATGCCCCAGACTTGTACCTATATGGTGCGCTAATAGAGGCTACACCATATTTGAAAGACGATGAACGTCTACCAGTATGGAGTCAGATGTATGTCAACTCCTTGGGCGACATTGAGGTAGCAGATGAAAGGGCTTCTGTTTCTTCAACTCCACTTGTTCGTGCCCGTACTTTGGGATAAAAAATGTCATCATTTACAGACTACACAGAAAATCTTGCACTAACGTACTTGTTTAATACTGGTGCTGTTACTCGTCCTACCGCATGGTTTGTAGGATTGTTTACTGCTGCTCCTAGTGATACTGGTGGTGGCACAGAAGTAACTGGTAATGGTTATGCCCGTGTATCTGCTGGAACAATTTCTGGTAGCGGTACTGCAACAACTTTTACAAACGCTGCCGCAATTGAGTTTGCCGCTGCCTCTGGTGGAAATTGGGGAACAATTGGTTGGGCAGGTATTTATACTGCTTCAACTGGTGGAACTTTGCTTGCATGGGCTCCATTAACTACTGCAAAAGCAATCAATGATGGCGACATTTTCCGCATTCCTGCTTCTAGCTTGTCTATAACATTGACATAACATGGCTGCTTACGGGCGTGGCGATTATAGCGGAGGTGCATACTCCTTTGGAGCGTACTTAGGTTCGCTTGCAATAGTTGATGCCTCTACTGTAGCTGTTAGTGGAGAGTTAATAAAAAATGCTCAGTTTGAGATAGGCTCAACTAGCACAGTATCTGTTGATGCATTAAAGATTGCAAATGCTTCACTTGCAGTTGTTGATGGTTCTGTGTTAACTGTTGCTGGTGGTATTGATGCTGTAGGTAATGTGAATATTGTTGCAACAAGTGTTTTGAATATTGAATATAACCGCATACAGCATTTTCAAGCAACATTTATTGATACTTCTAGCGTTGTAATTAATGCTAGAAAGAAATGGGAAACAGAAGCAGATGTGTCCGAAATCTGGACAACAGTTTCTGTATAAAGTTCAGACTATTAGGGGTAAAACATGGCAGATACAACCACCACAAATCTAGGCTTAACTAAGCCAGAAGTTGGCGCATCCACAGACACATGGGGTACAAAGATCAATACTGATCTGGACTCTATTGATGCGTTGTTTGATGCTGGTCCAGTTTTAAAAGTTAGCAAAGGTGGATCAGGTGCGGCCACATTGACTGGCATTTTGAAGGGCAATGGCACAAGCGCATTTACTGCTGTTACTGCTCCTAGTGGGGCTATTGTTGGAACAACAGATACACAGACATTAACTAATAAAACTTTAACTTCACCGACACTAACCACGCCTGTACTTGGCACTCCATCTAGTGGAACGCTGTCTAGTTGCACAGTAGATGGCACTAATGAAGTTGGATTTAAAAATATTCCACAGAATAGCCAATCTGCTGACTACACATTAGTTTTAGCTGACGCTGGAAAACACATCTTTCATCCATCAACTGATGCAAATGCTAGGACTTTTACAATCCCTGCAAATAGTTCTGTGGCCTATCCAATTGGAACAGCAATCACATTTATAAACATTACAAGTCAAGCAGTAACTATTGCTATTACGACTGACACAATGTATTTATCTGCTGCTGGCACAACAGGCTCACGCACATTAGCTCAATATGGGTCAGCAACAGCAATCAAAATGACTTCAACAACTTGGTTAATTTCAGGGAGTGGTTTGACATGAGTGGCGCACTACAAGCTGTTTATCAAAATCAAAGATCTTTTTTTACACCAGCACCGCCTGGTCAACAACAATACACAACTGCTGGCACATATACATGGGTTGCACCATCTGGTGTAATTAAAGTTTCAGTTGTTGCTATTGGTGGTGGCGGTTCTGGTGGCTATCGTGGTGGGTCAACTGGAGGCGGTGGCGGTGGCGGTGGTGGTTTAGCATTTAAAAATAACTACTCAGTTACCCCTGGCAATTCTTATACAGTAGTTGTTGGTGCTGGTGGCGCTCCAGGTACATCAAACAATCGTGGTAATAGTGGAGGAAATTCAACCTTTAATTGTGTTTTTACTGCTACTGGTGGTCAAGGTGGTGGTGGATTCTGCTCTTCCCCGCAATATGGTGGTGGCGCTGGAGGGACTAGCACAGGATGTTTTGATGGAGGTTATTGTGCTGGATCTGGAGGAAATGGAGGCGGCTCTAATGAAGGTGCTGGTGGTGGAGGCGCAGCAGGATATAGCAATTATGGTGGAAATGGTGGAAACTCTGGTAGTACTGGATCATCAAGTGCAGGAACAGGCGGTGGTGGTGGTGGTGGCGGTAGTGGACTAAGCGGAGGAAACGCTCGTGTAGGCGGTGGCGGTGGCGGTGTTGGAATATTTGGCGGGACAAGTTCTGGTGGTACAGGTGGGGCAACTGGGGGCTTTCGTGGCACAGGTGGAAGTGGTGGTGGAAATGGTGGAAATGGAAATGATTGCTTGCGGTCTGGCAATGGCGGAACTTATGGTGGTGGTGCAGGTGGAGGCGTACTTGGAATTACTATTGGCACAGGTGGTGTCGGTGCAGTTCGTATAATTTGGCCTGGTTGTTCTCGTAGCTTCCCATCAACTTGTACGGGAAATTTATAAATGAACTTATATATCGAAACTGAAAATGGTTCATGCAAGAATCACCCTGCTTTTGAAGATAATATTCTTCAAGCATTTGGGTCCATCCCAAGTCATTGGGAGGCATTTGTTCGTGTTGAAAAACCAACACCTAATGTTTATCAAATCTTAGAATCTGATATAGCTGTTTATTCAAAAGTAAATGGTGTGTGGACTGATGTGTGGTCTTTGCGTGATATGACTACGGAAGAAAAAACGGCAAAACAACAAGCTGCTATCGCTTCAT